AGAGTTGGGAACTCTGCCTTAGATAGCGACTGCCCGTCACATAACTTCCAAGCGCCACCGTCAGGCTCAACGGCGGAGAGCGTGGCCTGCAAGCTGCCAGAGGGAGGGATATTGGCGATAATGGCCTTCAACACATCTTTAGCATTGTCAGTGCGCGTATCGTAGGTGCGTGTTTGCCTGCGATTGAGGCTAAACTGTGGGATAATCACCTCGCCCATGATCAGCTCAACATCCAGCGCCCACCGCCCAGCGGGGTTGCCTCATAGTCACAGGCTTCTCCACCAAGGCGAAATGACCGCGCGCCGCCTGCGTCTTCTGACAACTTCACGTCCAGCTCTCGCTCGAACTCCGCCGCGCGCTCTGCGTATGGCAATCCAAGTGAACGCTGTAGGTGGTACGTCATGCCAAGGCTCAGGATATAATCGTCCTCAACTGCGGGCTTGTCCTCGTCGCCGGTGAACTCTTCACGGCGCACTTGCGGCAGCGGGCCGACTGCACTTGTGGGGTTGATCCTTTTAAGCAATTCAGAAGGATCAAGCCCCCATGTCCCGACATCGTAGCCGGGAGGATTGTCGTAGTTGAACTCTCCAGCCCCGGGCAAATGGGACAGAACGGCCTCGTCCTTCAAAGCCATCCAGCCGTCACGCGGCACAACAGGAGCGAAAGTCTGGAGGGGCTGCGATGCCAGATTGTAATCACCCTCCTTGATCTCGGAAACAACAGGATACCGGCTGATATATTCGATTGTCACCAACTCGTCCGCGCTTGGGGTCGGGTCGATAAACAGAATGTTGTTTTTGATCCGCCATCCCATAGGTGCGGGTACGGTCACGGAACCAGAAAGCCAGCGCGCCCAGACTTGAGGGCTGGCTGGCCCGACAAGGCCCATAGGCCAGCCGTTCCGCTGCTCTGTCATGGGGATGGAGCGCAGGAAGTCGGGCGGCAGAGGGTATGCGTAGCGGCCAGCCTGTAGGGCAAAGACCCATGTGCTGTGCCACTCGGATAAACCGGCCCACCGTGAGGACCGCAGAACCTCACGCAGTACATCGCCCGCCGCTGTACGGAGAGTCTTGGCGATTGTGTTGTTGTCAAAGAGCGTGCGCGGTTCTGGGGCGGTCGCATCACGGCGCGCGGCCTCTTGGGCTATCTTCAAGATGCTGCGCGCCATGAGTTTACTCTCCTGCGAGTGGGTCGGTGTCGCCGCCCAGATCGTCGTTGCCGGTCGCCAGAACATCACCGCCAAACACATCATCGTCGTTCAGGTCAGCCAGATCGGGCAGGTCTTCCTTGCTGTCCACTTCCATGACTGCGGAAGTGTTCACAGGCGCGGCGCCACCTACGCCCAGACGTTTGATCACGGACGCCTCGGCTTCAAGGTCGGCGTTGCGCTTCTCCAGCTTGTCCAGACGGTCCAGCAGGTTCTTGCGCTCGATTTCTGTGGCGGCAGCAATCTCTGCGGCTTTCACCGCGTCTGCATTGCCGGTCGCGTTTTCCAGCCAGAACTTTGCCAGCTTTTGTGCAGATGCAGCTTCAATCCCCATCTGGGAGACAAGCGCCTCGTTGACCTCGACCAGATCCTCAACGGAACGGATGCCGTTCACATAGAACATGGCAATCTGAGACTGCGACATTCCGGGCAGCTCGGAGAGAGCGGTGCCGTTTGTCGGCACGTCCTCGTACTGCTTGAACATGGCGAACTCACGGGGGAACTCTTCGGACGCCTGTTCTTCGGTAATAAACTGCGTGGCGATGGTGAAGCGGTCGCCCTTGGGTTGTTTTGTGACGCACAGCCGGGTTTCGACCTTGCCGTTCAGCGTTGCATCCTTCGTCTTGAGCTTCACCTTCTTGTAAGAGAACGTGATGTGCAGACCGCCGCTGGAGGCGACAGGGCCAAGATGCGAAGACAGATCGCGGTCGGAGATGTCGGACGAAAAGCCGCGTTGTACTGCGGGGCGGTTTTGACCTGTGCCAAATTCCATGGGGTTGATCCTCTTGTGTGGGGAAATGGGAAGAGGCCGGAGCGATTGCGCACCCCGGCCAATATAGGCTTAGTCCGTTAGGACGCCGTTCAGCTTGCGGTTGTTGACAAGGAAGTTACCCATGCCCGCCAGAATGACGGTATCGGAGTCCTCGGTCAGCGGACGGCGCGGACCACCCAGAACCACGTTGTTCCGCTTCTTGTGCATGATCAGCTCGATTGTATCGAGGTTCAGGAACTTCATGCCCGCCGGTGCATAGCCACCCTGCCCGCCATCCGCGACGACCGGAACCGTCTCGAACATCAGGTTCGGGAAACCGGCGCTTGCCAGTTTCTTGTCCATGAAACGCTGCTGTGCCTGCAATGCCTGCGAGAACACGCTGTAATAGGTGTTATCGGACACGATCAGGTTTACCTTATCAGTGCCACGGCAGGTTTTCAGGTACAGGTCCAGCATGTCGCCGTAGATCGTGGCCGTAGCCGCGCCGCCGGTCGCTTCACGCTGGTTGTCCCACCATGTTGCTGTGGTCGAGTTGATCCCGCCCACTGTTGCACCGGCTGCGGATGCAATCATAAGGGCCAGACCACCGAACACTTTACCGCCGGATGCCGTGCCGTCGCCATGCGCTGCGCTGTGCAGTTGGTTCTGGATCGTCTTTTCGGCGTGCATCGTGCGGGCGCGCATCATGTCGATCACTTGCTCGGCGCCATCGTTCTGCAACATTTCCAGACCGGACAGCGACACGCCACAGGCGTATTGCTTCCACGGGAACTCGGCAGAAGTCAGAATTTCCTGACCGGCTACGTTCAGCGCCTCGCGGCCAGCATACCACTGGAAGTTGGCATTTTCCGCACCCACCATGATCGGTGTGGTGATCGTGCGACCGCCGCCGATGGTGCGGATTGCAGAGCGGCGGCGCAGCTCAAAGTACAGAATGTTGTTGCGGCTGACAGCATCGGCCAGATTTTTGCGGCGGTGGGCAAGGGTCGCCGTAACAATTTCGCCCCAATTTGGATTCGACATGAATTACCTCGTGCGTCGAAGATCCCGCGCGGTTCAGCTACTTCTCGAAAGCTGGTCCCTGATAACGTCCTCAATGGACGCATTGGAGGACAACGCGGGGCGACGACCGGCACCTTGGCCTGTTCCGTCTACTGATTTGCTCGCCAGCTTTGCCTTTGCGGCTGCGGCTGCGGCTTTGTCTTGCGGTGATTGTGACGCGGCAGGAGTGGCTTGTGCGGCGGGATTTGCACCACCCCCGGCGATCTGCTGCACTTCGGCCACAGCGGATTCATAGAACCGGCCCAAGTCCTCAACCGTGACCGGGCGCTGTGTGGCCCGATGCTGCTCTTGCGCCATCGCGGCAATGCGCGGCTGGAGCTGTGTGAAGTACGGGCGCAGTGGATTACCTGCTGTGTCCGTTTCAGTCATAAAGCCTTGAAGCTGGCGCTGCGTGTCGCGGGCGGACGTGCGCGCCTGCGTATCTGGCCCAAAATTGCGCGCGCCACCTGAAAGCTGCGCCTTGAGCTGCGCGTTTTCCTCACGAATAGCTTTTGTCTCGTCGTCAAGGAACTCGTCGTCCACCTCGTCGCCGCCGTCTTTGACCAGCTTGTAGCCGATCAGCTTGGCTGCACCTTCGAGCACTTCATGGGGGGCCGTGGCGTTCATCTCGCCCGCGACCCATGCCAAATACTCGTCGGGCTTTTGCTGTGCAAATTCGTTCAGCTCGACCAGCCGGGACATTGCGTCCTGCGGGCTGGCGCCATGGCGCGACAATTCGGCCTTGGCATATTCTGTTTGGAAGGGCTTGAGCATCGCGTCAGCTTCGGACAGGCGGCGGGTGATTTCCCCGCGCTGCGCTTCCGGTACGTCTTTGAGCAGATCGGCGGTGGCAGTGGCTTTGATGTCGTCGGCGGGGTCTGCGTTGACCTTGGGTTTTGTATCGTCTGCGGCCTTGGATTCTGGCTTCGGGTCAGGCTCAACATCGTCGGTCTTGGGCTTACCCTTGATCCGCGCTTCGCTGGCAAGGTCCGCGCCTTCTTCCTGCCCAACGGTATTTGGCGTCTTGTCGTCTGGCTCGGCCATCGGGGCGTCCAGACCACCATCGTCGGCCTCGTCGCCTTCGTTCAATAGCGCCGTGATATCACCCAACAGCTTGTCGTCAAAGCCGTCCTCTTTTTCACGCGCGCCGTACAGGTCTTCGTCTGTGTCAATGTCAGCCATTTGTCGTCTCCGTGGGGTTAATTACAGAGACAGTGTGCGGGTTGGCCTATGGTTTGTGCGGCGAAACTGCGACCGAATAGGCGTGCATGGCCTTCAAGGCAGCATCGAGTAAGTGGCCGCGCGCCATGTGCCGTGCGCGCTGCGCCTCATTCGGGGCGGTGCGCATCTTGATAGCGGCGTCCAGCGTGGCAAGGAACTGTCCGCCGTGCCGGTTGATCGCCTCGCGCAATCGCTTGGCCTCGTCGTCTTCGCCAGCCTGTTCCGGCAGAATGTCATAGGACTTCACGTTCACTTTGCCACCTCAAGGTTGTCCATGCTGATTTCCGTTCCCTCGTCCAGTGATCCACTATCCCCGACACGTTCCTGAACTTTCAGATCGGGCGGGATATTGAGCGGGTCCGTCTCGATGAACCGCTTGATATCGCTCACCAGCCCGCGCTCGTTGTCATGCGCCTCGACCCATTCGTTCTTGGCCCCCACACCTTCGTCGTGCTCAACCAGATCATTGCGCTCCATATAGGCGCGCTTGTCGTTGCGGCTGGCAATGACCTCGGCTGTGTCCAGCACGCCCGTTACAAACGGCTGGAATGAGGGTGCAAGCTGCGGAGTGGTCAAGTCGGGATTGCGCGCCGGTGCTGGCGGTCGGCAGTTGTGCGGCCATGGCTTTGACAAGCTGTGCCAGTCGCCACAGGACCGGCAGCGGCGTGAGCGGCCCGGTGCGTCCTGCCCCAGATCATCCTTGGGGCCGAATATGCGGGCGTGTGTGTCGGCTGGCATGGCGTAGCGCATTATGCAGGCTCATACGTTGCGGCGAAGATACCCGGCTTGCAGGGATAGAACTCGCCCTGCACGCCCTTGATGATCCAGTCGCCAACGCGGGCCTTCATCTGGCCTTCCAGCGTGTCGATCAGGATGCACCAGCCGTCAGAAGCGTCCTCGAAAGCACGGCCTCCGCACCACTCAAGTAGCGCGCCACATTCTACCGCTCCAATGTCGCGCTCAACGCTTGCAAACTGGCGCGCTTCAATCTCTACAGGCTTCTTTCTGAACTGTGGCATGTGGGGTGCTCCTAAGCTGTCTGCATTTGTGGGGGTTGTTCTGTGCTGGTGGCGATATCAGCGGCCTTGCCAATCATATCTACTCCCTTGAGCTTCAATTCGTGCGCGCGGTCGGCTTCGTCGTTCGCCATGTCCATTTCTTTGATCATCTTATCAATCTCGCCACGGATCTTGGCGACTGTGATCTGCGTATCTTCCGGCGGCTCACCCTGCGGTTCCTCCGGCATACTGCTGATAAGACTCTCCAACGTCCGAGACTTCGGGAAACCTCGCACACCGAACATGAGCAATTCCTTGATCGTTTTGAAGTCGAACTGTCCGTTGCCTGCCAGCGGTGCGAGCTGTGACACGAACTGCGCAAACGCGCCCAGAAACTCTATGCGCGCCTCTTTGTCGGCCTGTTCGTCGGCAAGGATAGTCGATTGCGTTTCGATCGTGACGCTGATCTTGCGGCGGAAGTCGTCCTTGAGGCGCTGGTGTACCAATTCCCATGAGGTTGCCGGGATACGCTCGAACTTGGGTTCCGGCGGTGGCGGTGGCAGTGGACCCTGCATCGCGCCCTCTTGCACCATCTGCTCGGCAAGCTGGTACATCTGCATCATCTCTCCGTGCTGCGCGGTCGCCATCTCTTGCTCCATACGCATCATCTCGCGTTCCATCTCGCTCATGGGCAGTAGAATGCCGGTGATATCGGCCAGTGTGGTCGTGTCGAAGTGCTCAACGGCAATCTCGACCATAATCCGCAGCATGTCGCGGGCAAACAGTGCCATTTTGCGCTGCCGGTCCTGCAAGCGGAGGCCAGCATAGCGGCCTTTGATCTGCTGCGCGGTCGCTGTCTCGTTCGGGTCGCCCTGCGCGCGCATGATATCGGAGACGCCAGACGCCTCGAACATGGCTTGCTTGGCCCCTTCGCGCAGTTGGGCGAGCGCCTGAATGGCTGTGATCATGTGTTGCAGGGGTAGCCACTGGATGATGTTGCCACTGCCGCCCTTGTCCATCAGCTTGATCCAGTCAGACACGGGGATCATCTGGTTTGTGCCGTCGAGTAGCTTTTCCACTTCGCTGCGCATGGTGCCGGGGAATAAGCCAGACACGCTCAAGGCGGCGAGGATGGTTTTCATCTTCTTGGACGCCAGATCAATCTCATTGGCGCGGCGCTCATAATACCGGATATCAGGGCGCGGCGTCATTTGCTGGCCCTTTGTGGTCGCCAATAACGGCTTGGGCGTGGGAAAGAAGTGTTCAAGCCCCAGTGGGTCTTCCGACTTGTCCAGAAGGTACGAACATTCTTTGCACCACCAGATCACCTCACCGCTTTCGCGGTTCCAGATTTCCCAGACATTGGCCGTATCAAACGGGTTGTTGTTCTGCGCGCCTGAATCCGTGTCGTCGCCCATGAGGTTGTTGTTCTTCTCGTCGTCACCATGTGCGCGCGATTGACCAGACAAGCCCTTATCGTTGAACGCCATGTCTTTTGCCACGTCCGCGCCGAACCGCTCGGTGATCTTGGTGCGCGTCATTGGCGTTTCAAAAGCAATCCACGGGGTTTGGTTCCAGCCGTGACCGGCGGCAATCAAGAAGCGGCGCCACTCTGTCGGGCCAATCTTCACCTCTTCCGATGATTTGACCTGTGCTATCTCGCGCGGCTCGATCTCAAGAGCGTCAGGATCATCTGCACCGGACATCTCCGGCTCTGCGTCCTTCATGGTCGCTTTGTAGTAGGCGCGGCAGCTTCCGCGTCCGGCAATCAGCCAATCATCACGCGCTGCGGCCATCGCATCGTCAAAATCGGTGGTGTCGAGCAGGTACTCCGCGATCCGCTGGCCTGCCTCGGCTACCATGAGGTCCGTCTCGTCTGTCTTGCCATCACCACGGAAACGGCGGCGCACCACAGGTTGCGGCGTCTCACTGAACAAGAGCGGTCGCAGAACGTCGATGGTGCCGTGAATGAGCGCGGTCTTGTCCGTAATCCGGTTCATTCCGCTTTCATCGCTGGACTTACTGCCGGGGTCATTGTCCTCGCCAAAGTACAGCATTTCGCACTCTTCGGCCTCTGCGCGCCAGCGGCGCTCGTAGATCATTGCTGCGTTGATCTGGTCATTCCAGAACTTGGCGTTTTCGTCCGGTCCCTTCTGTTCAGCTTGGTCGTCGGTTTCAGGTGATCCGCCAAGCTCCAGCTCGCGCGTGGGCTGGTAAGGCTCGATCTGGTCGCCATCACGTCCGGCTTCGTAGCTTGCCACGATTTCGCGCTTATCAGACATATTCACCAATCATCAGGTTTGTTTCGCTCTCTGCGGGAGTATAGATCCTCAAGGGTATCCCCGTGCGGCGAACCTTTGGCGTCTGGGCGTCTGCCCTCAATGATCCGGTCCAGCATCCGCGCAAACAGGGTGGCAGTATCAACGGTGTCGTCGTGCCGACCAGCGGGGAACTGTTTAAGCTCCTTCTCAAAGGCGTCGAGCGAGTTGAGGAAGTCGGGGCTGATTTCATCGCGTTTGGGCAAATACATCTTGCCCATTGCAGCCATGCCCAGAAGTGATTGAGCGCGCATTTCCTTGCTGGTGGTCGAGTTGATCTGAATACGGTCGGTGAAAGCGCGCTCGCGGTCGGCCATCTGGGACAGGAACGGCCCCACAGACTTGATGATCTGCCCGCCCTCTTCGCCCCAGCGCAGCGGCTTCCACTTTTTGACCAGCCTTATCCACTGCTTTACCCAGATATCAGGTGTCGTGCGGCCCCTCCACATATCCAACAGATAGATATTCCAGTCACTATCGACCGCCCAGACCATGTGAACCGTGTAATCGGGGTCGGGACTGCCCGCCTCGTCGGTCACAGCATAGTCAGACGCGCCGTAAACCTGCATGGCCGTGATATCCATGCGGCCGGGGGAGTACCTGTTGATGTGCTCGGCCTTGAACATCAGACCTTCGGCGGGGCTTGGCCGCTGTTGGTAGAGCGCAGACCAGATATAGCCGCCGCGCTTTTTAATCCCGCCCCATGCCTTTTCGCCCCACATAGACGGCCACAGCCATTCGCCCACCTTGCGGCCTACGGGGTCATTCTCGTGTTCGGCCATTGCGGGGATGGATAGGACAAACCACTTTTCGCCCGTCTCGCGGTCCTTGTACCAGCCGGTCTTGCCGTCGAAGTTTTCAGGCAGTATGCGGCCAGCGGGATCATCTTCATGCCAACGTGTAGTAACAATCAGTTGCTTTCTGCGCCCCTGCAATCGCGTCAGAAGGTCGGCCTTGTACGTCTCCCACGCCTCGTCTCGCATGTGGGGAGATTGCGCCATCTTCCGGCCTTTGATCAGATCGTCCATGATCAGCCATGACGCGGGGTTTCCGTGCGTCGAGCCGCCCATGAGGCCAAAACCGTTATACTCGCCCCCCTGCTCGGTCGCCCACTGGCTCTTGGCTTGGCTATCCTTCGCCAGCGTTGTGTCAAACGGATAGAGCGGCGAGCGCAGGAAGTTGCGCACGATCTTGCCCATCTTGTCCGCGAATTTCTGCGTGTGAACGCCGGACATGATATATTCTTTGGGGTAGCGGCCCATGATCCAGCTTGGGAAAAGCTGCGTGCAGAGTGTGCTCTTCGCCATACGCGGCGGGAGGAACACCATTGCCCGGTCTACCTTGTCCTCCTCCATCGACTGCAACAGGCGGCAGATCACCTTGTGGTGCGATTCCGGCAAAAACCCCGTCATGCGCATGTAGTAGGCGATGAACGACTCTTTCGCGCGGCGGCGGTCCTGCTCTTCGAGAAGGGCGAGATATTCGAGGTCAGCGCCGTCCATAGATCAAGGGTCCATACCCGCAGCACTTCCCCACTCTGAAAACGCATAATCGCTGGGTGAAGTGTCCAAGCAACGCTTGTCATTTTCGTATGGTAGCAAAAACCGAAGCCCTGAAATCCCGTGCGGGTGCTTATCCGTCAAGCCAGCGTAAAAAGAAGCCTTTTCCTTTGCGTCACGCTCACGCTGCTTTAGAACATTCGTAGCGGTTGAATTGCCCATGGTTTTAACCCCTATCATGCTGGCGCCGTGCCTCAATCGCAGCAATACGCGCGTCAATGTCGTCTCGGTCCATCCTGCCCAAAGCGTCAGGCGTCACGTCGAGCGATTCATCGCCCTCTTCGGCGTCCTTGTTGAGAATATGGATCGAACCTTTCCAGCCTTCAAACGTATTGCGCGGGTCTTTCCCCCATGTTTCGGGAAAGCGAGATTCCAGTATCTTAATCAGAATTGATTGCTTCGCCGTGGGGTGAACCAGAAGGCTTTGGGCTTTTTCTGTCCAGTATGAGTGCAGGATGTGCCATGCGATGCGCGTGTGCTCGTCAAACTCAGGGTGCTTCTTACACCAGAGCCACAGCGTTTGCATGGTGACGCCTATCTCTGCGCACCACGTTTCAGGGAACTTCCCGTCTTGCGCCAGCATACGCACAGTCATGCCGTGCTCTGGGTTGTAGAGGTCACGGTTGTTGGTCCGCTGGTACGGCTCCACTGAAACAATGTTGGCCCTACGCCGGTTCAATTTAGAACACTCCTGCCCGCAGGTCTTCGGCTACGTCCCACCCGCCGTTTTGCTCCGCTCTGACAATGAGGCCGCGTTCTCCAAGGCTCTTGAGCATGTTGGTTGCGGCTGTCTCTGGCAGGGCCATGTCTGCCCGTAGGGCGCGGGCTGCGCTTAGGCTTGCGGGACGGCGTTTGATTGCCTGTAGGGCGCGGTAGTCAATGGCGCCGATCTGGTGCGATGTGAGAAGCCTTGGCATGTATCCCTCCCCTGTGCGTGTGGCGAGATATGCGCGGGCATTTTCCATATCGTTTGGCACGGCCATCTGGGACAGATTAACGAACCCAAATTCCTGCATTATCATAACCATTTCAGACAGTTCATGCAACGAATTATCGCGCGCACGGTCATATCCGAGGTGTCCCACATGGTACTGGCACCAGTCACCGCGCTCGGCGGCTTTGGCCCACTTGCAGAATGTCCGAGTGGATGATGCCACTGCCCTAAGTGTTGTCTCTGTCACTGTTACGACTTCCTCTTGCAGCGCCGTTTTTTCCGCGCATATTTTAGCTCATTGTAGGCCATGATCGTGACCACGCTGCCCGTAGTGGCGTCTACTGCGGCCCTGAACACTTGGCCTGTTGATGTTCTGCCCGCGTAGAGGCAGATCACCTCGTCCTGCATCCCCACACATTCCAGAATGTCGCGCCGGTTGTTTTTCACGGCATGGCTTATTCCTTTGACCAGCAGACCGGGGCAGACGCCGGGTATGCGCTCCATCGCGCGGAGACGGGCGTGCAGCATGGGGTAGCTGGACTTGTGGATCATTTTGCCTCACGCCGCTTTCGCGCCATCTTTATGGAGTGCTGCACGTTCTGGGCTACGCGCCCAACGATACTGGCTATCTGGGAATACTGGCAGTTTGAGGCGTCCCGCATCTCCATGAGGCAGTCTGAGCGAATGTGGGAGGTTTTTTTCCCTTTATCTGCCGCGTCATAGATCAGGGATTCCGCCACCTTTTCACGCTTGCAGAACGCTTTTAGGGCGGCGATTGC